AGCCGCGTTGGTCAAGCGCGAGTGGTGGCAGCTATGGGAGCAAGGCCCGCCACCCTCTTGTGAGTACATAATCATGTCACTGGATGCAGCCGCAGAAGCACATAACCGAGCGGACTTTACAGCACTCACTACGTGGGGTGTGTTCCTTAATGAAGAAACTGAAGCCTTCAATATCATTCTATTAAATAGCATCAAGAAGCGCATGGAGTTCCCAGAACTAAAAGACTTGGCTATGGAAGAGTACGTTGAGTGGGAACCGGACGCATTTATTGTGGAAAAGAAGTCTTCGGGTACTGCGCTGTACCAAGAGATGAGGCGCATGGGGCTACCCGTATCAGAGTATACCCCGCATAGAGGATCGGGCGATAAACTTGCACGACTAAACTCAGTATCTGATATTGTAGCGTCTGGTTTGGTGTGGATTCCGCCTACGAGGTGGGCAGAAGAAGTAGTTGAAGAGATTGCTGGATTCCCGTTTATGAGCCATGATGACTTGGTTGACTCAACAGTTATGGCACTTATGCGATTCAGGCAAGGCGGATTCATACGGCTACCGACAGATGAGCCAGAGGAACAGCGGTATTTTAAGCGGCGTGGAAGCGGCTATTACTAGGGGATATTTATGGCAGTAGATAAAGGACTATACGCAGCCCCCGCAGGTCTGGAAGCAGATATGCCGGAAGAATCCTTGGAGATAGAAATAGTAAATCCAGATATGGTTACTCTGGATGACGGCTCTGTAGAGATAACACTTATCCCCAACGCTGACATAGGCGACACTGTTCCTTTTGATGCCAACCTAGCCGACGTTTTAGATGAAGATGTTTTAAGTAAGATTTCCAGTGACCTGATGGGCGCTGTGGACGCGGACATATCTAGCCGTAAAGATTGGGCAGATACGTTTGTAAAAGGGTTGGATGTTCTAGGGTTCCAGTACGAAGAGCGAGTGGAACCGTGGGATGGCGCGTGTGGAGTGTACTCTACAGTGCTTGCCGAAGCAGCCATACGCTTCCAAGCAGAAACCATGTCCGAGACATTCCCTGCGGCTGGCCCGGTCAAAGTTAAGATTCTTGGGGAAGATACAAAAGAAAAAGAAGAAGCTGCACAGCGCGTAAAAGCCGATATGAACTACGAGCTTACCGAGCGCATGGTGGAGTACAGACCCGAACATGAACGTCTGTTATATAGCCTTGGTTTAGCAGGTAGTGCATTTAAGAAGGTTTACTACGATCCAAACATAGGCAGACAGGTAGCAGTATACATACCCGCTGAAGATGTGATCGTTCCTTACGGCGCATCTAACGTAGAAAGCGCAGAGCGTGTTACGCACGTCATGCGTAAGACTAAGAATGATCTCAAAAAACTCCAAGCCTCTGGGTTTTATAAAGACATAGAGCTTGGTGAACCACAGCCATATCACACCGACATCGAAGAGCGTAAAGCTGAAGAAGGTGGCTACTCTATAACAGACGACAACAGATACGCTGTCTATGAGATCCACGCTGATATAGTTATAGAAGGTGTTGATGACTCTGAAGAAGAGATAGCAAAACCGTATGTAGTGACGATAGAACGTGGTTCCGGTGAAGTCTTAGGTATAAGACGTAACTGGAATCCTGATGATTCTTTCATGCTCAAACGCCAGCACTTCGTACACTACGTCTATGTGCCCGGATTTGGATTCTATGGTCTAGGACTGATTCATATAATAGGGGGGTACGCTAAGGCGGGAACGTCCCTAATACGGCAGTTGGTAGATGCTGGCACGCTATCTAATTTACCGGGAGGTTTGAAGTCCCGTGGATTACGCATCAAGGGCGACGACACCCCCATAGAGCCGGGAGAGTTCAAGGACGTGGATGTACCGTCTGGCAGCATCCGTGACAACATCATGCCGCTCCCATATAAGGAGCCAAGCCAAACCCTACTTGCTTTGCTTAATCAGATAACGCAGGAAGGCCGTAGGCTGGGTGCAATCAGCGACATGAACATTTCGGACATGTCAGCAAACGCTCCTGTGGGAACCACTCTGGCCCTTCTAGAGCGTACTCTAAAACCGATGGCCGCAGTTCAAGCTCGCGTTCATTATGCCATGAAGCAAGAGTTTAAGATGCTCAAGCTGATAATGGCCGAGTATGCTCCCGCAGAATATGCTTACGAACCTGTGCGGGGAGAAGTGACCGCAAAGCAAGCGGATTACATGATGGTGGATGTGATCCCTGTCAGCGATCCGAACAGTTCTACGATGGCCCAGCGTGTAGTGCAGTACCAAGCTGTGTTGCAAATGTCGCAAACCGCACCACAGATATACGACTTGCCGCAGCTACACAGGCAGATGATAGAAGTGTTGGGTGTTAAGAACGCTGATAAACTTGTGCCTACAGAAGAAGATGCAACTCCAGTAGATCCTGTAAGCGAAAATATGAACGCTCTTATAGGCAAGCCGATGAAGGCGTTTATATACCAAGACCACGAAGCGCATATCGCAACACATCAATCGTTTATGCAAGATCCTATGGTGCGACAGCTTATAGGGCAGAATCCGCAAGCCCAACCAATCATGGCAGCACTACAGGCGCACATTGCAGAACACACAGGCTTCTTATATCGCAAGCAGATCGAAGAGAAACTTGGGGTTAAGCTACCTGTGCCCAACGAGGCGTTGCCAGAAGACATCGAACTACAGATGTCACAACTTATGGCAGACGCAGGACAGCAGTTGACACAACAGCACCAGCAACAGGCCGCACAGCAACAAGCGCAGCAGAAGGCGCAAGACCCTGTAGTGCAGATGCAGCAAGCCGAACTACAGATAAAACAGCAAGAAGTGCAGCGTAAAGCAGCGAAAGATCAAACAGACGCGCAGTTAAAGCAGCAGGAGCTACAACTAAAAGCACAGAAAAACCAAGCGGATGCTATTATCGACGCAAAACAGCTTGAAATAGAACAACAAGAGTTACAAATAGACGCACAGAAAGCAGGTGCTAAACTAGCAGCTGATAGAAGAAAAGATAACACTAAACTAGATTTAGATTTGCTGAAGACTATTAAGGATTCAGATAGGACTCAATAGTGGCAAAAACCGTCTTAGACGTGCTTAAAGAAAGACTTGAAGATGATAAATCTTCAGCGGTTGAATTTCTTACTGCAGGGGGAGCTAAAGACTTCGCCATGTATAAGGAAACTACAGGTTTGGTTCGGGGTCTCGAAACCTGTCTGCAATACATAGAAGACCTCTCGCGCAATTTGGAGTACGAAGATGACTGATATTGCAGAAGCAATAGTCACCGAAGAAGAGTTTGAAGCTCAAATACCCGTGCCTGTGGGGTACAGGGTGTTAGTTGCTATGCCGCATGTTGAAGAGACTTTCGACGGCACAGACTTACTTAAATCTGTCACAACAAAAAACCACGAACAGATCATGTCGATCATAGGGCTTGTGTTGGATATGGGCAAACAAGCCTATTCTGACGCAGACCGCTTTCCTACTGGCCCTTGGTGTAAGCCGGGGGATTATGTGATGTTCCGTGCTAATACAGGAACTAGGTTTTCCATAGACGGGAAAGAATATCGTTTGATGAACGACGACTCTATCGAAGCTGTCGTACCAGACCCTCGTGGCGTTGAGAGAGTATAAGGAGTAAGTTATGGCGTTTCAGAAAGTAGAATTTTCTTTTCCTGATCCAGAACAAGAGGAAGCTGTATTGGAAGTAGAAAACTCCAGTGAAGTAGAGATTGATATAACAGGCAAGAAAACGGCAGAAGATTACAAAGAGCCAGAGCCTGTGGCTGAAGTTGAAGAAGAACCCGCACTCGATATTGAGGTTGTGGATGATACACCAAAGGCTGATCGAAACCGCAAGCCTTCAGAACCTCCAAAAGACATCACAGATGAAGAGCTTGCAGACTACTCTGAGAAAGTTCAGCAACGCATAAAGCACTTTAGCAAAGGCTACCACGATGAGCGCCGTGCAAAAGAACAGGCGTTACGAGAGCGTGAAGAGCTAGAAAAGTTGGCCCAGAAGCTCGTAGACGAAAACAAAGAATTAAAAGGCAACGTTACAAAGAACCAAGAGGCGCTTCTTGAGCAGGCTAAAAAAGCTGTAGCTGCAGAGTTACTACAGGCGAAGCAAGTTTACAAAGACGCTTACGAGTCTGGAGAGGCAGACAGAGTTATTGCAGCGCAAGAAACTTTAACTAGCGCAAAAATAAAGTCTGACAAATTAAATAACTTCAAAGTGCCTGCTTTACAAAAAGAAGAAACTTCGGTACAAGATGTTACGACTAATGCACAGCAACCGTATGATGTCCGTGCAGAGGAATGGAGGAAAGAAAACCCTTGGTTCGACCAAGATGAAGAAATGACAAGTTTAGCTGTAGGGCTGCACCACAAGTTAGTAAGACAGGGTGTAGATCCTACAAGTGATGAATACTACGAGCGCATTGACGCTCGTATGCGAGAGGTGTTTCCACAAGAATTTGAGGACGCATCGACAATAGAAGAGAAGCCCAAGCCAAGGTCAAATGTGGTTGCACCCGCTACGCGGAGCACAGCACCTAAAAAGGTGACACTAACGCAAACACAGGTAGCCCTAGCAAAAAGATTGGGAGTTCCACTTGAAGAATACGCCAAACAGGTTGCACAAGAAATGAGGAACAATAATGGCTGAAAATAGAATCAAGAGAGACAACGACACACGCGAGACTAAAGCTCGTAAGCGTTCGTGGCAGCGGCCCGAAGTATTACCTTCGCCAAAGCCACAGGACGGATATGAGTTCCGCTGGGTACGGGTGTCCACTCAGGGTCAAACAGATGCCACTAATGTTTCTTCCAAACTACGTGAAGGTTGGGAGCCAGTTAAAGCTGAAGATCACCCAGAGTTTGCATTGACCGACAAAGACGAAAGATTTGAAGGGAACATTTTGCAGGGTGGTTTGTTGCTTTGTAAGGCTCCGGAAGAGATAGTAAAGGAGCGTAATGATTATTACGAAAACCAATCTAGGTCACAGATGCATTCTGTGGATAACAACCTCATGCGCGAAAACGACCCTCGTATGCCTTTGTTTAACGAGCGCACTACAAAAGTTACCAATTTTGGTAAAGGAACTTAAATTTTTTGTTAAGAGGTTAACATCATGGCTTATCCAACAGTCGATGCCCCCTATGGGCTGAAGCCGGTAAAGCTACTTAGTGGTGTTCCATACGTAGGTACAGTTCGTCAATACAGTATAGCCAGTGGCTATTCGACGGACATTTTCTATGGGGACGCTGTTAAGTTAGTAACTGGCGGCACCGTCGAGCGTGACACGTTTGATGCTGCTATGACTCCTATTGGAGTCTTTATGGGTGTTACTTACACCGATCCTAGTACTTCACAAGTAACTTTTAGACAGTACTACCCAGCAAGCACAGCCGCTTCAGATATTAAAGCGTATGTGTGTGATGCTACAGATGTATTGTTTAAGGTTGCTGTAGTGTCGTCTGGCACCACCATTGGTGATTTAGCTATCACTGATATTGGCGCTAATGTGGCTGGAGTAGACAATACCGGAAGCACCGTAACAGGTAATTCTGCAAGTGCTATTTCAGATACATCTGCTACCACAGCTACGCTTCCATTCCGTATTGTTGAGTTGGTTGAAGAAACCAAGAACTCTTCTGGCGGATTTACAGAGGCGTATGTTAAGTGGAATGCAGGTCACGCATTTGACAACACCACTGGCGTATAAAGGAGTAAGGTAAAATGGCAATTTCTCGCGCCCAGCTACTGAAAGAACTCCTGCCCGGACTGAACGCTTTGTTTGGTATGGAGTATGCAAAATATGGTGAAGAGCACACAGAAATCTTTGAATCAGAGACTTCTGACCGTTCTTTTGAAGAAGAAACCAAGTTGTCTGGCTTCTCCGCTGCCCCCGTCAAAGACGAAGGTGCTGCGATTGAGTACGACAACGCACAAGAAGCATTCACTGCTCGTTATACGCACGAGACCGTGGCTATGGGATTTTCGATCACTGAGGAAGCGATTGAAGATAACCTCTACGATTCGCTCTCTGCACGTTATACGAAGGCTCTGGCACGCGCTATGGCGTACACCAAGCAAGTGAAAGCGGCGACTATCCTTAACAATGCGTTTGCATCAGGCACTACTTACGGTGACGGCAAGACGCTTTGTGCAACGGATCACCCGCTTGTTTCTGGTGGTACTAACTCAAACCGTCCCGCTGTTGCGGCTGACCTTAACGAAACTTCTTTAGAAGCGGCTGTTATTCAGATTGCAGGTTGGACTGATGAGCGTGGTTTGCTGATTGCAGCACGCCCCACCAAGCTGATTATCCCACCGAATCTACAGTTCGTGGCAACTCGTTTGCTTGAAACTGAAGGTCGTGTAGGAACGGCTGACAACGACTTGAACGCATTGCGTAACAATGGATCTATCCCCGGCGGTTACTCAATCAATCACTATCTGACTGATACTGATGCGTTCTTCTTGATGACCGACGTGCCGAATGGTCTCAAGCACTTTGTCCGTTCTCCAATGGCTACATCTATGGATGCAGACTTTGATACGGGCAACTCGCGTTATAAAGCGAGAGAGCGATACAGCTTTGGTGTATCTGACCCACTTGGAATTTTCGGGTCACCCGGAGCGTAAGACGCTGTACAAAGAGAGGGGCACTTGTTGCCCCTTTTCTTTTTCTGTTGTATAAGTATTTCATCCCTGACAGGCGCATCCCGTGCCTGACATAGCCGAGACAGGAGATGACAATGGCTAATACTACCTTTTCGGGTGCGGTGCGATCTGAGAGCACCTTCAAAACTATAAGCAAAGACAGCACTTCTGGCGCTATCACTGAAGTAGCAACTATCGGTGACGGCCCTGTTAGCCTTTCTGATGGAAATGTTACGCTCACTAATGCAACTCATAGCGGAAGGATTCTTCTTGTCCCTGATGGTGGGCAAGATAATACTTATACGCTTCCGGCTCCTATTGCTGGATCTATTTTTAGGTTTGTCTACGCTGGTGGCGCTGCTGATGCCACTGATGCGCTTATCGTTACTCCCGGCAACACTAATTTTTACATTGGTGGTGTTA